GTCTCCCCGCGGGTTCTGGCATCCGCCGGTTTCGCGCGCAGGAGGTTCGCCGATGCGCACCTACCGGTGCCAGGACTGCCCACCCGGCACCCCCGATCACCCGGCTGGTCCGCGCGGCCCGCTGCCCGACCGCTGCCCGACGCACCGGGCCGACCGGGAGCGGCGCCGTGGTCGTCGCCGCCGGTCCGGCCTCAGCGTCGTCCCGGACGACGCACCCGCAACGCCGGCGGCCGCGGCACCCGAACCGGACATCGCTCCGCCACCGCCAAGCCTGGCCGACGTCGTCCGCGCCGACCTGGACGCCCTGCTCACCAAGCACCCGGCGCGCGACACCCTCGTCGCCCTGGCCGAGCGGCTCGCGCTCGCCGCGGACTCGCCGCTGACCCAGCTGGATCCTCGAGCGCTGCCGCCGCTGGTGCGCGAACTGCGGGCCACGGTCCGCGACCTCGTCGACCACGAGGAGGCCGGCGACGATGACCTCTTCGGCGACGATGACCTGCCCACCGCGATGGTCGACGCCGCGGCGGGAGAGCCGGCCGACGTGGGGGGCCCGGCAGGGTAAGACGGCGCGCCTGCTGGGCCGCCCGTTCATGCCGTGGCAACAGCACGTCGCCGACGTCGCCGGCGAGATCGACCCGCGGACCGGACGCCTGATCTACCGGGAGATCCGGCTCACCGTCCCGAGGCAGAGCGGCAAGACCACGCTCGTGTTGGCGAAGAACGTGCACCGGATGCTCGAGGCCAGGCACTTCGGCGGCCGCCAGCACCTGACCTACGTCGCGCAGACCCGCGACAAGGCGCGCGAGAAGTTCGTCGACGACTACGTCGAGGACCTCAAGGAGATCAAGCGTCTCCGAGGCCGGTGGAAGCCGCGGCTGTCGAACGGGTCGGAGTCGATCCGCTGGAACAACGGCTCTCGGTGGGGCATCGAGTCGACGACGGAGAAGGCCGGCCACGGCTCGACCCTTGATGTCGGAGACATCGACGAGGCCTTCGCCCAGATCGACGCCCGCGCCGAGCAAGCCATGAAGCCAGCGATGATCACCCGGCCGTCACCGCAACTGTGGGTGATCTCGACGGCCGGGACCGAGACCAGCCTCTACCTCAAAGGCAAGGTCGAGTCGGGCCGACAGTTCGCCGAGGCCGGCCTCGACCACGACGTCGCCTACTTCGAGTGGTCCGCCGCGGACGCCGCGGATCCGGGCGACCCTGCGGCCTGGTGGGCGTGCATGCCGGCGCTCGGCCACACGGTCACCGAGGACGCCGTTCGGGCCGACTACCTGTCGATGCGGGACAACGACCTGGGCGGGTTCTGCCGGGCGTACCTGAACCTGTGGGTGCCGGCCAGCTACGGCGACCAGGTGATCCCGGCTGCGGACTGGGCAGCGGTCACCGACCCAGCGTCCGAGATCGCGGGCGACTGGATGGTCTGGAGCGTCGACGTTTCGCCCGACTCCGCCACCGCGGCGATCGCCGTAGCGGGTCCTCGCGCTGACGGCCTGGCGCACGTCGAGGTGGCCGACTACCGCGAGGGTGACGGCTGGGTGGTGCCGCGCCTGGTCGAGCTGCGCCACACCTGGGGGCCACGGCCGGTGGTCCTGGACCCGGCCGGCCCGGTCGGTGCCCTGCTCCCACAGTTGCGCGACGCCGGGTTCGTCGAGCCGGACAAGGACCACCCGGACGGCCTGCTGCACCTGATGTCGGGCAGAGACATGGCGCAGGCCTGCGGCGCCATCAAGTCGGGCGCAGCGAAACCGGCCGAGGACGCCGTCCGGACATGGCGTCAGCCCGGGCAGGCAGTGGTCACCGATGCGATCAAGGGTGCGGGGAAACGGAAGCTCCTCGATGCGTGGGCCTGGAGCCGGACGTCGTCCTCGGTGGACATCTGCCCCCTGGTCGCCCAGACCGAGGCCCTGTGGGGCCTGTCGACGATCCCGCCGGCATCCGGGTTGATGCCGTTGACGGCGATGGCGTTGTGAGGGGAGGCATCGTGCGTGACCTCGTGACGTCCGTCCTGGAGGCTGCCGTGGTTGCGGTCGTGGTGGCGGCCCTGGTCGTGGTGGCGGTGATCGTTGGTGATCCGTGGGCGTGGCCGGTCGCGCTGGTCACGGTGGCGCTGGTCCTGGCGGTTGTCCGGGCTGCGCTGCGGGCCCGGCCGGGGGCCGGTTCGTGAGCATCTTCTGGCCTCAGCGGCGGGCGCAGGCACCCAAGAGTGAGCAGCGGTACAGCTTCGGCTCGTGGGTGTCGGATGTGATGAAGTTCGGCGGGAACACGTACGGGCTGGGTGGCGGGAGCGTCGTCCAGTCCTGGTCGGGAACACCGGTCGAGCAGATCGCGTCCTCGTTCGCGGGGTATGTGACCGGCGGGTATGCCGGGGACGGCGTGGTCTTCGGCGTCGAATTGAAGCGTCTGTTGATCTTCTCGGAGGCGCGGTTTCAGTGGCGTGGCCGCAGGAACGGCCGCCCCGGTGAACTGTTCGGTACGCAGGAGCTGTCGGTGCTGGAATCCCCGTGGCCGGGAGGGACGACGGGTGACCTGCTGGCCCGGATGATCCTCGACGCCGACATGGCGGGGAACGCGTACTGGGCCCGGATCGGCGACGAGATGGTCCGGCTGAGGCCGGACTGGGTCGACATCGTGCTCGCGCCGCGGATCGTGGCGCCCGGTCCGGGCGGCCGGATGGCGCGGGCGAAGACCGGGCAGACGCTCGGGTACGAGCGGGCCGGCTACTTCTACTACGAGGGCGGCCTGAACCGGGACAAGCCCCTGGTGCTTCTGCCAGATGAGGTCGCGCACTTCGCGCCGATCCCGGATCCGCTGGCCACCTATAGGGGCATGTCCTGGCTCACCCCGGTCATCCGGGAGATCCAAGCCGACCGGCAGGCCACGGAACATCAGGTCGCCTACCTCGAGCACGGCGGCACCCCGAACTTCGTGATCAAGCTTCCGCAGAACACCACGAAGGATCAGTTCACATTGTTCAAGGATGCCTACGAGGCGTCCCATGGCGGGATCGAGAATGCCTACTCGACGCTCCTGCTGACCGCCGGGGCCGACGTGACGGCGCTGGGCAGCACCATGCAGGAGCTTGACATGAAGGCGCTGCGTGGCTTGGGGGAGACCCGTATTGCGATGGCCGGTGGGATTCACCCGGTGGTCCTCGGGTCGTCGGAGGGCATGGCGGGAAGCTCCCTGAACGCCGGCAACTACACGGCCGCGAAGAGGTCGACGGCGGACGGCACGTTCCGGCCCCTGTGGCGCAACGCCTGCGCGTCCATCGCTCCCCTGATCACACGTCCGCGTGGCGACGACCAGGTCGAGCTCTGGTACGACGACCGGGACGTCGCGTTCCTGCGCGAGGACACCCGCGATCAGGCCGTGATCGCCTCGACGGACGCGCAGATCATCCGGCAGCTCGGCGACGGCGGGTGGGACCCCGAGTCCATCAAGGCCGCGATGGCGGCCGGCTACGACTGGTCCCTGCTCCAGCATTCCGGTCTGGTGCCGGTACAGCTGAATCCACCCGGCACCGGCACGGAGCCGGCTGCCGCATGAGGGAGATGTGATGGAGACCCTGCGTGACCTCGACCTCGTGCGTGCCGTCGCGATGCGGACGGCTGTGCGTGCCGTCGAACCGAAGGACGGTGACGGCGAGGGCGCTCCGGCCGAGGCCAGCCTGGGCCGCCTCGTCGTCCGGTTCAGCCCGTACAACGTCTGGTACGAGGTGCACTCCTGGTGGGAGGGAGACTTCATGGAGCGCACCGTCCGCGGGGCGTTCGCCAAGACGTTCCAGGAGCAGCAGGCAAGCATCCGGTGCCTGTACGACCACGGCTACGACATGTCCGTGGGCAACAAGGTGCTGTGCCCGACGGACGACCTGCGCGAGGACCCCGACGCGGCCGTCCTGGAGGGCGACCTGTTCGACACCTCCTACACCCGCGACCTTCTGCCCGGCTTGAAGGCCGGCGTCTACGGGTCCTCGTTCCGCTTTCGCGTGATCAAGGACATGTGGGATGACGAGCCGGAGCCCAGCGACGACAATCCCAAGGCCCTGCCGGAGCGGACCATCCTGGAGGTCAGGTGTTTCGAGGCCGGGCCCGTCACGTTCCCGGCGTCCCCGACCGCGACGGCCACCGTCCGGTCCACGACGGATGCCTACTACGAGCAGCTGCGCGCCCGCGACCCTCGCGCCTACGAGGGTCTGGCCGCCCGCGCCGCCCAGATCCGCACTCCCCGCCAGCAGGCAGCCGCCCAGGGCACTGCCGAGCCGCGCGAGGGAGCCGCACCGCAGCACGCCGACGAGCCGGCAGAGCGCCACTCGGACGGGTACTGGCCGCGCCGCCGGCGCGAGCTCATCTACCTCTCCATGACGGGAGCAGTCCAGTGACCCTGGAGGAACTGCGCGCCCGGCTCGCCGAGATCTTCTCCGAGCTGCGCGCGATCGACACCGACGCCGGCGACGCCGCCCTCACCCCCGAGCAGCAGACGCGGTTCGATGCCCTGGTGACCGAGCGGTCCGAGCGTGAGGGTGAGGTCGCCGCGATCGAGCGGCGCAGCGCCCAGCGCGAGCAGGTGCGGACCCTGCCGGCGCAGACCCGGGGCGGCGCGGTCGAGGACGGCGACGGGGCCCGGAACGCCGGCCCGCACGTGATCATCAGGGATGACCCGTTCGCCGTCCTCGAGGACCGGTCCCTGCACGGACGGCACCTGGTCCGCGCCCTGATCGACGGCAACATGCGGGCGATGGAGGGCCGCGAGATCGGCGACGCCGGCAACGAGGCGCACTTCGAGAAGCTGCTCAAGCGGCACGCCCGGGACACCCGGTGGGCGGCCGAGATGCTGGCCCGGAACAGGGACGTCTACGTCGACGCGTGGCGGAAGGCGGTCACCGGACGGGGCCTGCTGCTCGACGAGGAGGAGCGTGCCGCGTTGGCCGTGAGCACGGCGGCGCAGGGCGGCTACCTGGTGCCCACGTTCCTGGACCCGACGCTGCTGCTGACCAACGCCGGCTCCGACAACATCATGCGCCAGTACGCCACGATCAAGACCTTGACCGTGGGCAGCGCCTGGAACGGTGTCACCTCCGCGGGGGCGACGGCCTCCTGGGACGCCGAGCTCGCCGAAGTGTCCGACGACACGCCCAACGATCTCGGGCAGCCGAACATCCCGCTGCGGATGCCGCAGGCGTTCCTGGGGGCGTCGATCCCGGCGTTCGACGACATCGAGGGCCTCACCGACGACGTCCTCATGATCTTCGCCGATGCGCGGGACAGGCTCGAGGGCGCCGGGCACATGACCGGTTCCGGGGTGGCACCGAACCCCCTCGGCCTCTTCACGGCGATCAACGCTTCGGCGTCGCTGCAGGTCACCTCGACCACGGCGGCGACCATCGGGATCGTCGACATCAACGCCGTCTACCGGGCTCTGCCGGTGCGGTTCCGGCGCCGCGGGCAGTGGGTCTGCAACCCGCTGTACAGCCTCACCGTCAAGGGGTTGGGCACCGCGGTGTCTGCGTCCTACTCCGGTGACCTGCGGGAGCCGGCGGCCACCTTCTGGCTGGACAAGGCGGTCGTCGAGACCGACGACGCGCCGACGACGCAGACCACGACCGCGCTCGACCAGGAAATCGTGTTCGCCGATCTCAAGGAGTACGTGATCGTCGACAAGCCGGGTTCGACGTCTGTGGAGTTCATCCCGGTCCTGCTGGGGAGCAACCAGTTGCCGTCCGGCAAACGAGGATTCTACATGCATTGGAGGACTGGGGCTGGAATGCCTCGGCTGAATGCCGGGCGACTGCTTGTCGATAGGACGAGCGCATAGCACAGGTCCACCATCAGTTCAGGATTCAGCCGAAAGACAATCATCAGCAGCCCCGGTTGATCCCCGGGGCTAGGACGGGCCCGCATCCCTAGGTGCGGGCCCGTCAGCATGCCTAGGGGATGACTCGATGCGGCAATGCCGTTGGTGTTCCGGACCCATACCCGAACGAAAGGGCACTGGCCCAAAGAGGGTTGTGTGTCTGGAATGTGATGCAAATCCTCCGATATGCGCCGTGGATGGCTGCATGGAGCCTCTGCAGGTTGGCAGATGCACCGGAAAGATATGCCGCAATCACCAGTACAGGCTAAATCACAATCTTCCACTTGAGGTCCCTATCCGAAAGCGCATACGCCGTGGACCGGTCTGCTCGATGGAAGGATGCGGCAGGCCGCACCACGCGCAGGGATGGTGCACAGCTCACCTCAATCGGGCACAAAATGGCCTTAGCATGGAACCGCCGATCGAACGTCGGGACTACTCCAAAACAAAGATCTGCACGGTCGATGGATGCAATAGGAGACGCTGCGGCTCCAGACATTTCTGCCCGATGCATCTCGCTCGGTTCAAGAAATATGGCGAGCCTGGTGAGGCGGATAGGAAGAAGGCCTCGGCTGGCGCGGCGATCTGGGATACTCTGGAATATAGGCGCAGATATAATCGGCTGAAGATATACGGGTTACGGCCCGAAGAGTTCGACGCGCTGTTGGAACGGCAGAACAGCCGATGTGCGGTGTGTCGATCGGCGACACCGGGCAACAAGACGTTGTGCGTCGATCATGACCACGTAACGGGCCAGGTTCGCGGATTGCTATGCGACAAATGCAATAGAGCGATAGGTCTTCTTCGTGACGATCCATCCGTCCTGAAACGAGCGCGTGAATACATGCTTAGGCATCGTCAGACTCAGCTTTTCGGTCCAGCCGCGAAGGAGGTCGGATAGGTGTCCGAGTTGATGCGTGTCGTGCCCGAAGCGATGTGGACCAGGCCGCGGGAAGACTGCTCGCACCCGGAGCGGTGGAGTTCCACGGATCCGCAGTCCACCGAGCTCGAAGTGAGTGAGCTGGTCGCGACCTTCGTCCGGGCCCTTCAGCCGGACTATGTGGTCGAGACCGGGACCTGCATCGGCATCACGGCCAGGATGATCGGCGAGGCGCTGGCCGCGAACGGGCAGGGGCGGCTGGTCACCCTGGAGGTCGATCCTGAGCGTGCCGCGGCCGCGGCGGCATACTGCGCCGGCCTGCCGGTCGAGGTCCGGTGCCAACCTTCCCTGGAGTTCACCCCGGAAGAGCCGGTCGGTTTCGCGTGGTTCGACTCGCTGCTCTCGCTGCGGGTCGCCGAGTTCGAGCGGTTCCGGCCGTGGCTCGCTACCGGCACGATCGTCGGATTTCACGACACGGGCCCCCACTTCGGGCAGTACGGCGACGATGTCGCCCAGATCCCCGGGACGCGGTCCATCCGCCTGCGCACGCCGCGAGGCGTCACGTTCGCCGAAGTCCTCTGACCACCGGGAGAGAGAGAAGATGACCACCAGGAAGCCGCGGGTCCGCGTCCGCCAGCCCGGACAGTACGCGCTGTACGAGCCCGAGGCGGGTATCCACGTCACGCCGAAGATTGACGAGTATTTCGATCAGGATCACCCGCTGGTCAAGGCGCACCCGTGGGCGTTCGGTACGGACGCCGAGCTCGCCGAGCAGGTCCAGGCGGAACGGCAGCAGACGTCGGTGGCGGTGGAGCAGGCGACGGCTGCGCCGGGCGAGAAGCGGGCAACCCGCCGGTCGTGAGCGGCCCCATCAGTCAGGGCAGCGTGGTCGTCGGCTACTTGGACGATCACGCTTGGAGCGCGTGTTTTGGTTTGTCCCTGCGGGACCTGTACCTGCGGGACGCCACGGTCGGGCTGCACCGGATCGTCCGGGACGGCGGCCTGGAGCTGCGCAAGCCGTGCGGGACCGGGGGCCTGCCGGAGGGCCGTAACGAGGTGGTGCGGCAGTTCCTCGACTCCACGGACGGCGAGTGGCTGTTCATGGTCGATACGGACATGGGGTTCGGCCCGGACACCGTTGACCGGCTCGTCGACGCGGCCGACGAGCACCGGCGGCCGGTGGTCGGTGCCCTGGCGTTCGCGCTGCGGCGTGCTGCCGGCGGGCCGTACCACTCGGAGATCAACGGCGTCGTTCCGACGATCTATGACTACGTCGCGACGGAGACGGAGGTCGGGTTCGCCCCGGTCGAGCAGTACCCGCTGGGTCGGTTGGTTCCGACGGCTGGGACCGGGGCGGCGTGCCTGCTCATGCACCGCCGGGTGCTCCGCAAGATGCGCAGCAAGTTCGGGGACGCCTGGTTCGACCCGATCACGCACCCGACGGGGCACGTGGGCGGCCGGCCCCGCACGTTCTCGGAGGACCTCTCCTTCTGCGTCCGCCTAGCCGGGATCGACGAACCGCTGTACGTCGACACGCGGGTCCGGACGGTGCACCACAAGGGCGGCACGTGGCTGTCGGAGGAGATGTTCCTGGCCCAGCAGGGCCTGCTCGAACCGGCCCAGCCTGCGGACCACTCGGCCGCCTGACCCCGATGCCCCACCGAAGGGCCCTGGACGCTGCCGCGCCGGGGCCTTCGGCATACCCACGAGGAGGCCTTGCGTGCGACACGTCGACGACCATCCGGCGCCGGTCCCGGGCTGCTGGCAGTGCCGGATGGGCGTCGGCCGCCGCAGTGCTGCCGTCGCGACGAACCGCATCAGCCAGGGCCCAGATCCGACCCGCAGGGTGCCGGTCACGGCCGACGACGGCCCTCGTCGAGGCCGGCGTGCGGGCTGGCACACCGAGCACATGGACGGCCGCCAGGACGCGACCGTCACCCCGGCCATGGTCACGGTCCGGGCCACGACACAGGAGGTATGACCCATGAGCCGTGCTGACGAGCTGCGTGCGCAGCTCGCCGCGGTCGAGGCCGAGGACGCCGCACAGGCGGACCTCGACCGGGCCCGGGAGACGTATCGGGAGGCACCGGACGACCCGGCCGCGAAGGCCGCTGCGCGGGCGGCCGCCGAGACCCTGCGGCGGGTGCGCGCCGAACAACGTGTCGACCGGGACCTCACCAAGGCGCACGAGGACCTGGCTGCCGCCGAGCAGAAGCGGGCAGAGGCCCCGGACGATGAGGACGTATTCGCCGCCGTTCTCGCGGCCCGGTCGGTCGTGCAGCGCCTGGAGCGCTTGGTGCCGGTGGATGCCACGGCGGCACCTGGTCCGGCGGCCGCCAGCTCCGGCGTCGGGAAGGTGTGACATGGCTGTCACCGCGTCCGGGCTGTTCGTGGCCACGCTGGTCGACGTCCTCGACACCACCCAGCTTGCCCTCGACCTCGACTTGGAAACCCACAAGCTCGCGCTGTACCCGAACACGATCACCCCGGACTTCGACGCTGCTGCCGCCAGTGCGGCCTACGGTGCGGGGGTCTTCTCGGGGACCGAGGTCACCGGCACCGGCTGGTCCGCCGGTGGCGTGGCGTTGACCGGCACGACCTTCACCGGGTCGGGTGGCACCGCGACGTGGGACGCGACCGATGTGTCGCAGGCCGGGACGACCCTCACCGGTGTGCGCTGCGGCATGGCCTACGCCGATGCGTTGGCCGGGAACAATGCAATTGTTCTGTCGAATTTCGCGGCCGACTTCGCCACCATTGCCGGAACATTGCAGGTCGCCTGGCATGCGTTGGGGATCTTCTACATCGACCTGACCCCGTAAGAGCGCCGGTATGGCCGTCCTGATCAACGACTCGTTCACCGGGACGAACGGGGACGCCTGGGGTGCGTCGTGGGCGCTCGGGGTGAACGGGTCGAGTGGCGGCTTGGCCGATATCCAGTCGAATACTGGCCGGCTGCAGTCCGGTGTGACCACCGGGGGCAGCAACACGTATCATTCGTCCCGCCGGTATTCCGGTGGGACGGTCACTGATCTGGACGTCACGTTCTCGATGCGGATCGACGCCGAGGCGTATCCGCGTTTCTACCTGCGGTGTGACCGCAGTGATCTGGACCGGACGCTGTGCAACGGATACCATTTCTCGATCTATTATGACGGTGGCGGCATAAGGTTCGGAAAGACAGTTTCCGGGACGGCGACAACAATATCCACGGTGACGTGGACGCCGACTTTCGGTGACACCTGGTCGGTCCGGATCCTGGTAATCGGGTCCGTAGTCAAGGTGAAACGCTGGCAAGGTAGCGAACCTGGCAGCTGGAACCTGGAAACAACTGATTCGACATTCACGTCGGCCGGGTATTTCGGATACCAGATCTCCGGATCTGGTGTCGCGTCCGCGTCGAAGGCCGTCTACATCGATGATGTGCTCGCGACGGACGGTGTCACCACGGTGACCCCGGCGGCGGTCGCCGCCACGGTAGGGGTGCCGTCGCCGGCTGTGGGCGCTGGAGCTGGTGTAGCGCCGGGTGCGGTTGCGGCGGTGGCCGCTGTTCCGATGGCTGCGGTGACGACGAGCGTCGGGGCGACGGTCGCCCCGTCGCCTGTCGCCGTCGTCACGACCGCACCGTCCGCCACGGCGCAGGCGGGGTCCAGTGTCGCCCCGTCGCCGGTGGCCGCGATTGCGGCGGTACCGGCTGTCGTGGTGGGTGCCGGGTCCGGCGTCGCCCCAGCCGTGGTTGCTGCCGTCACGGCCGTACCGGCGGGGGCTGTCGCGGTCGGATCGATGGCGTCGCCGGCTGCCGTGGCCGTGGCGGCGTCGGTCCCTGCTGTGGCCGTGGCTGCAGGGTCCACCGTGGTGGCCGTCGCGGTGGCCGGTGTGGCCGCCGTGCCGGCTGGGGTCGTGTCGGTGGGGTCCGTGTCGTCTCCGGCGGCTGTGGCCGCGGTGGCCGGTGTGCCGGTGGCGGCGCTGGCCGGGGGGACGGTCGTCCCGGCCGGAGTCGTGGCCGTGGGTGCCGCGGTACCGGCTGTCGTGGTGGGCGCCGGGTCCGGGGTGGCTCCGGCCGCGGTGGCCATGGCGGCCGCGGTCCCTGCGGCTGCGGCGTCGGCTGCAGCAAGTGCTACGCCCGGGGCCGTGGCGGCCACGGTGGCTGTTCCTGCGGCCGCGGCGGCTGCCGGCGCACTGGTGTCGCCGTCGGCCTGCCCGGTGGTGGCCGGTGTCCCGGCGGGGCAGGCATCGGGTGGCGTGGTCGTGGCGGCCGTCGTGGTTGTGGCCGCGGTGGCGGTGCCGGCGCCTGCCGGGATCTCGACGGGCTCTGGGGCGACTGCGAGCCCGGCGGCGGTAGCGGTGACTGCCGTGGTGGCATCGCCAGTCCTGTCGATCGGGGCCGTGGTCGCCGCGTCCGTGACCGTGGCGTGGGTGCTGGTGCCGGTGGCGCGGGTGCGGGTCCCGGGTCGAGGCCTGGCCGCCATCGGTGCGGGTGTCGTCGCAGTGGCCGTCATCAGCACGGGCGGGGCGGCCACGGCGTCGACGGCATCGGCTCAGGCCTCGACGGCCGTGACCGGCTGAACCCATGACGAGGAGAGGGGATCGACGGTGAGCTTCCCGCTTGGGCAGCCGGTGCCGCTGCGGGCACTGGTCCGGGATGAGGACGGCGTCCTGGACAACGCGACCGGCGCGACCCTGACCATCACCCTGCCGGACGGGACCACGACCTCACCGGTCGTGGCCAATCCGCCGGCGGTGACGGGCACGTACGAGGTCGACTACACCCCGACCGTGCCCGGCCTGCACGCGGTCTACTGGGCGTTCACCGGGGTGAATGCGTCGGCGCCGCCCCCGGACTCGTTCTACGTCGACGCACAGCTGCCGCCGCTGTGCTCGCTGGCGGAGGCGCGGGAGCAGTGCCGGGTGTACTCCCCGGACCATGACGCGCTCCTGCAGCGGTACCTGCGGTCCGCGTCCGATCATTGTGAGCAGCAGACCGGGGTGTGGCGTCGGCAGACGCTCACCGCAACCAAGGACGGCGGCCTGGTGGCCGTCCGGCTACGAAGTCCTGTCGTCTCGGTCACGTCGGTCACCGAGTCCGGGGTGGCGGTCCCGGCGTCGGGGTGGACCTTGGACGCCGTGCAGGGCCTGCTGTACCGGGGGTCGACGACCTGCGGGGAGTGGTGGGAGGCCGGGCGGCAGAACATCTCCGTGATCTACGTGTCCGGGGCTGCCGGTGGGATCGTCCCGGACCCGATCCGACAGGGCGTCCTGTTGTTGTGCGAGCACCTGTGGGCCACCCAGCGGGGCGCCGCGAACCTGCCGAAGAAGTCTGCTGACGTCGACTGGAGCATGCCGGTGGGGTTCACCATCCCCAGCGCGGTGGTCGAGCAGTGGTCGCCGTGGATCCGGGAGCTGGTCGCCTGATGGCGCACACCAGCACGGTGATGGGTGACGCCGTCGCGGCGATCGTGGCGGCGATGCGGGCCCGGACCGGCTACCGGTCCCCGTGGGCGACGACGCCCGGACTGGTCCCGGTGTATCACTCGATCGAGGTCGGGATGCAGGAGCTGGGTGCCGGCGAGGCCGCCCTCCTGCTCGTCATCGGGGACGTGGGCGCCCTGGACGCGCCGCAGGAGGCGGGCAATTCCGGGCACTCGTGGGCGACGTTGGGTACGACGCGGCAGAAGCAGGAGGATGCCGTGATCCGGTGCCTGGCGGTCGCGCAGACCGGTGACACCGGTGAGGGTGTCGTGCAGGCCCAGTGGGATGCCGCGCTGGGCCTGGTCGACGACGTCGACGACGAGGTGCGGTCCGCGACGGGCATCGGACCATCCCTCGGCTTGTACCCGTCTTTCCGGTCTGTCGTGGCGACGGTCGAGCAGGTGCGTGGTGTCCGGCCGTCACTGTCCGGCGGTGTCGTCGTCGAAGCACCGTTCACGATCAAGGTGACTGCCCGGCTGTAGCCCGCCCCCTTCCCACCACGCCCCCGGCCGCAGGCCCGTGGGTGATCTCGTCGAGCCCTGAGGGAGAAGCGCCCCATGCCCTACATCCGCTACGTGGGCCCGGTGGATCGGGTGCACGTCCCGCACCACGGGATCGGGTCCGGTGCGCCGGACGGCCAGCCGGGCTGGCCACGGATGACCCCGGTCGAGGTCACGGACGAGACGGCCGAGCGGATGGCCGGTCACCCGGAGTGGGAGCCGTGCGACGCGACGGCCGAGAACCTGGAGGGCTGACATGACCAACGTCCTGCTCGATCACAGTCTGACGATCGGTACGACCACCGAGTCCACGTACGCCACCCCAACGACCCTGGGCGGCGGCTACGAATGGCTCGAGTCGTCCAAGTTGGAGCAGGACCCGAACGAGATCCAGGGCGCGGGCCTGCGGCAGGGCAGCAAGTTCGACCTGGCCGACCGGAACATCCCCGGCATCAGCAGCGTGAAGGGCACCCTCAACCTTGAGTTGATCTCGAAGTCCCTCGGGAAGCTCCTGGCGTACGGGTTCGGGACGGGCGTCTCGACGAACGTTGCCGGCGCCCTCTACCAGCAGCTGTTCACCGCGACGACCAGCACGCCGGTGATGCCCTCGTTCCCCGTGCAGGAGGGGATCGTCCGGCTCGACGGCGCCGTCGACGCCTTCACGAGCGGCGGTTGTGTCGTCCCGAAACTGGAGGTCGCGCAGCCCGCGAAGGGCGCGATGACGGTCAAGGTTGACGTCACGGGCCGGTACAAGCACCGGTTCCGCACGGTCACGGACGGCGTGACGACCAGCGCCAGTGCCACCGTCACCTCGGCGACGGCAGCGTTCGGGTGGAACGACATCGGGCGGCCCATCTCCGGGACCGGGATCCCTGCGGCCGCAACGATCCTCGCGGTCAACTCGACGACGTCGATCACCCTGTCGGCGAACGCGACCGCCAGCGGCACGGGCGTGACCCTGTCGATCGGCACCGCCTACGTCGCGCCCACCTACCCGACGACGCCGTCCCTGTACGGCGCCGCCCTCCCGGCCGCGGGTGCGCTCATGCTGGGCGGGACGATGACGGTGCCGACCGCGACAGCCCTCGGGTCGATCTCCGGTGGCGTCACCGTCGCCGGCCTGCGGTCGTGGTCGCTCCAGCTGGACAACGGCGTCGCTACCCGCCCGATCGTGGGCGGCGCGAACCAGCCGGTGACCGGCAAGCGCAAGGGGACGATCACGACGGTGATCGAGTACGACGCTGCCACGGGCGCCTACCTCGCGGACGCGCAGGCATCCCACACGGGCCTGCCCCTGCTGCTGAAGTCGACCACGACCGAGGTCATCACCACCGGCAATGTGGCCACGGCGCAGCTGTCGATCCCGGTCGCGAAGATCTCTGGCGGTGCGTTCCCGCAGCCCACGAAGGGCGACACCACCGTGTGCACGGTCAAGTGGACGGTCCTCGACGGCCTCGTCGCGTCGCAGGCGCTGTACTTCGCGATGCTCACCGCCGACGTCGCGCTCTGAGAGGGGTGGCGTCGTGGCCGGTCCGGGCGCGCTCCAGATCAGGGCCCTGTCCCGGCGGTGCCGGGAGATGGGCGCCGACGGGCGGGGCTTGCAGCGGGAGCTGAGGGCCGGCCTGCAGCGGGGTGCCCGTCCGGCGATCAACGCGATCCGCCAGGAAGCGTTGCAGACGCTGCCGGCCAGCGGCGGCAAGCAGGTCCGCAAGATGAAGATCGTCGGCAGGACCACGGTCGACGGCAAGGAGTTCAAGGTCCGCGCCCGGGCCGGGAAGCTGCAGGACAACGAGTCCCTCGCACACCGGGTCTCGAACGCGTCGTACACGCTGCGCCTGGTGACCGGCCGTGGCATCGCCCAGCTGCAGATCCGTGGCCGAGCCAAGGGCGGCAAGACCCTCGACCTGAAGTCGATCAACGACGGGATCGTGCGGCACCCCGTGTTCGGGGACCGGGGCAGCTGGGTCGCGCAGCCCGTGCGTCCCGGATTCTTTACCCGCGCGTGCGAGGCGAACCGGGACGCCGTGCTGCAGGGGATCCGTGAGGCGGCAGAGAACGTCGCGGAACAACTCAGACAGGCAACCCACTAACCACCAGGAGATCGCGTGGGAAGCAAGACCTTCGAATACGATGGCGAACAATTCGCCTACCTGACGGACCCGAACGACATGTCCGTGGACGAGATGGATGTCGTCCTCGAATGGCTCGTCGACGTCAGCGTCATCGACATGGAGGACACCGACGCGAGCATCCGCGTCCTCAACCAGCCGCAGCACCGGATGAAGCTCCTCAAGGTCCTGCTGTGGGCCAGCATCCACCGGGGCCGGCCCAACTTCACCATCGCAGAAGCGGGCGCCGTGAAAATGCGTGTCGCCGGATCCGCGGTCACCTCGTCCGGGCTGGCGCGCAAGGCGCCCGCCGACCACCAGAAGGCCGCGGCCGCCGTCATGTCCCCTACCAGCGCCGGCAAGCCGCGTACGCGGAAGCCGGCATCACGGACCTCGACCGCCGGAGGCGCCGCTACGGCCCGGCGTTCGCGCACGTCTACGGCATCCGCCCCTGGGAACTCGGCCGCCTGACGTACCAGCAGTTCTGCGACTTCTGCGATGCGCTCGACCGGCAGTACGGGGGGTGACCTGTGGCTGACGTGACGTGGGACGTCGATGTCGTCGGCAATGCGGAGCGAAAGTTCGACGAGATCGCTCGCGCGGCCGACCAGGCCGGTGACCAGGTCGAGGTCCTCGACCGCCAGGTGAGTGGCCTCGACAGTTCCAGCGCGACGTCCGCGGGTGCGATGGCGGGCCTCGGCGGCGTCCTGGTTGGCGTGGCCGGTGACGGCATCGCGGCCGGTGCCGCCATCGCCGGTGCGGCCGGCGTGGCCACCCTGGCGTTCTCCGGCTGGTCCGAGGGCACGTGGCAGATGACCAGCGCCGGGCAGGAACTGCACTTCACCCTCGAGTCGCTGGCCGAGGGGCCGGTCAAGGACCTGCAGGCCGCGGCCCAGAAGGGCCTGTTCCCCGGGGTCACCGAGGCGCTGGAGGATATCCGGCCCGAGCTGGAGGCGCTGGAGAAGCCTGTCGAGATCTTCGCCGAGATGATGGGTGACGGTCTCGGTGTGGTGATCCGGCTCGTCGGGTCGCTGTCGCAGTCCCTGACGGGGTTCTCGTCGTCGAGCCTGTCGGGGCTGGTCGCACTGGGCCCGCCGCTGCAGAAGTTCGGTACCGAGTTCGGGTCCGTCCTCGACGAGCTGACGGAGTCGGGTGCGGCCCGGGAGTCCGTCGCCGGGCTGGCCACGATCCTGGGCACCCTGCTGCAGGTCGTCCCGCCACTGGTCAAGGCGGCGGTCGAGCTGGGAGCCGAGCTGAACCCGGTGCTGGCGGCCGCCGTCCAGGGGGTCGTCGCTGTCCTTAATCCTCTGCTGAATCTGATCGGCGACTACCCGCGCGAGACGGCCGCAATGATCGTGGCGATCGCTGCGGTCTCGACCGCCTACAAGGTGGCGGGGATCGCGATCGAGGCATTCACGGCCATGCAGGCCGCCTCCGCTGCGGGGACGGCAGCGACCCCGTTCGGCCTGATCCTCGTCGCCGCGGCAGCCGTCGTGGTGGCGATCATGTTGATCGTCAAGAACTGGGACACGCTGGTCGATGCCGTGTCCGACGGGGCATCAGCGGTCGGTAATTTCGTGATGGGTATCGCCGACGCAATCGTGGATTTCTTCCAGATGATTATCGATGCGATCGTTGCGCCGTTCAAAGAGGTAAGCAACCTGGTCAGTTCGGCGGTCAGTTCGGTCAGCAACATTAGCATCAATCGGTTCGCGGAGGGTGGTGTCGCGACGCAGCCGACGCTCGGTATCTTCGGCGAGGCGGGACCGGAGGCACTGATCCCACTGGATCAGATGGGTAATGTCGGCGGAGGTGGCGGCGTCGTCAACGTATACGTGACCAATGCTGTCGCCGGCAACGAGCGACAGGTGGCCCGGGTGGTTGCCAATTCTCTCAAGACGGTGCGTGCGCGTGGGGGAGGGTTCTCCGCGACATGAGCATGTTCTCCAGCCTCAAGGCCGAAATAGAGTTTGTCGCTGGGGCATGGACGGACGTGTCGTCGTACGTGTCGGGAGATGTGACCATCGGAGTCGGGCGCCCGACCCCGTACGACCAGGTCGCCCCGACCGAGGTTACCCTGATGCTCCATTCGGGGGACGGCAGGTTCATTCCGGAGAACTCTTCAGGACCGTATTACCCGAACGTCCGGACCGGTGTCCGGGTGAGGATCAGTCTCGTCAAGGCCGGCGTCACCTATGTGCGGGCCACCGTCTATGCGACGGCGTTCGAGCTGGACTTCCCGGGGGCCAGTGCGGCCGATGCGGTCGTCACGGTCACCGCCTATGACGCGCTGTCGATCATGGGTAGTCGCATCATGCGCGACTACTGGACAGAGAAGATCTTCTACCTGACTCGGGCCGCGGGGTCGTGGGCGGAGTCCTACCGGCTCGCGTCGTCCCTGGCCGGCGGTGTCACCGCCACTGCGGATGTTTACGTGGAGGGCCTGGCTGCGGCGAGTGGCACGGCTACTGCCACCATCGACTCCGAGGCTCCGGCAATGACGTTCGCGGATTCCGAGACCTATGGGACGACCAGTGAGGGCACTCTCCTGATCCCGTCCAACCGGGTCCCGGCGACTTCAGGCCCGTCCCATTGGGACGTTTTGCGTGTGGTCCCGCACACCAGCCCGCAGACATTCGGTATCGGTGTCTCCCTGCACAACACGTGGGACATTAACTCCACCTGGTGGGAATATATTTGCGCCGGGTACATCTCCGGTTCTTTCACGTTCTACATGGCGTGGACGTGGACGTCTGGCAGTCCTTCGACGATCGGGTTGCATCTCAGGAATTCCGGCGGCACGGATATCGCCTACACAACGTTCTCGACAGTTGGGGAATTCGCTTCGGTCGAGTTCCGCATGAATCAGACAACGAACACGTCGATGGATTGGGTTGTCAACGGAAGCACGCTGGCAACAATGACCAGTTGTGACGTCAGGAACATGACGCGAATGGATATAGGCGGATGTAGTTCCGTCTACATCGATTATGCGTACGCGCAGGGATTCCGGAACTCCACGTCCCTGAGCGCCACTCATCGTTCTCAGACCGGACAGACGCTCGGCGCGATGCTGACGGCATTCCAGAATGCCGTCAGCGACATCTCGGCGAGCTTCGCGGTTGCCGGTTCCGATAACGGCCGCAGCGTGTATCAGGGCTACTGGTCCGGGATGACGGCGCTGAATGTTGCGCGCATGCTGTGCCTCAGTGCAGGTGGCTTCGTGTGGGCCCGGACCGACGGCACCGTTCTGTTCGTCCTGGCGGACACCGCGTCTCCCTTGACGCCACTGCTGACATTCGATCTTGACTATGACGCGCAGGGAATGCCGACGGTGCTGCTGTCGGACGACACGCGCCCGACGCGCGTCACGGTCACCACCCCGGTCGGCAGTGTGACCGCCATCGACAGTGTCAGTGAGGCTGTGGCTCCTGCCGGCCGCCGCAAGGACCAGTCCATATCCACGCTGACCACGAGCGACGCAGACTCCCTCGACATCGCCTGGTCGCGGATGCTGTCCACGTCACGTTCCCGCTTCGCCGAGGTCACCATCGACCTGATGGCGGCCTCGACCGATTTCACGGCGACGTTGTTGTCCACGTCGGGTACGACGGGTGCCCTGTTCCCGACGCAGCGGGTCCGGGTCAACGTTGCGTCCACGCTGTTCGGGGTGCCCTCGAAGGACCTGCGGATCTACGGGTGGACCGAGACCTACAACCAGGAGGAGGCGTCGATCCGGCTCGACTGCACCGCGGCGATGGTGGCCACGGTGACGGGCGGGACGTGTGTCGGCGGCACCGGCACGGGGACGATCATCGTCACGACCGATGCGCCGCTGCCGACGAGCACGCAGGCCTACCCCCTCGATTTCGACTGGGCCGGGGAGCGGATCACGTGCAGCGCACCGGGTGGCGCGACGAGTCCGCAGACGTTCACGTGCACGGCCCGGGGCGTGACTGGCGGGACGGCCGCCACCTCGCACGCGTCGGGTACCTCCATCGACGCCTGGATCTCTGGAGCCTGAGTTGACCATGCCCGACTGGTATCCCGGGGCGACCGTGCGGCGCGTGTCCTACGCCGCGTCCGCCGGCCTGTTCGACCAACAGCCGCGCGGGTGGGTGCTGCATGTGGTGGTGGGGAACGGCTCACCCTGGGGCACGTTCGAGTACGCCACCTCACCACACCGCCGCTTCTCTCACCTGTGGTTCGCACGCGACGGCCGGGTCGAGCAGTACGCGCCGCTGAGCGCGAAGAGCTGGGCGCAGGCCGGCGGCAACCCGTGGTGGTGGTCCTGCGAGACGGAGGGGGTGCCGTCCGAGCCACTCACCGACGCCCAGATCGACGCCCTCGCGGCCTGGCACGTCTGGTGCGGCGCGGTCGATCGGATCGCCGGACCCGAGGACACCCTGGGCAACGCTCCTGGCCGAGGGATTGGCACACATCAGATGGGTGGTGCCGACTGGGGTGGCCACTCCTGCCCGGGCCGGATCAGGGACGCCCAGAGAGCTGAGATCATCCGCCGCGCGCAGGCGCTGCGGGCCCACGGAGGAGACGACATGGCCCTGTCCGACACCGACATCAGCCGGCTACTGGCTGCGGCCGCCAAGCACGACGGCCTGCTCAACGCGATCGCCGACCGGCTCCTATCCAGCCGCGACGACGGGGCCCGGTACAAGGTGAAGGACGTCGACGAGGCCGGGGAGCAGGTGCTGGTCGGGCTGACCGACGCCGCGTCCCGTGAGCTGGCGGTCCTGCGTCAGGTGCACGCCACGGTCGAGAGCATCCACACGCGGGTCGGGCGCCTGTGACGGCAGACGACGACGTCACGCTCGGCGAGGTCAACCGGAACGTCACCGCGCTCCGGCAGGACATCAAGGACCTCACCAAGGACGTCACCGATCTGAAGGTCGGGTACGGGAAGAACTCGGACAAGACGGCCAGGCTGGAGACGATCATCTACGGGACTGGTGGTCTCGCGACGGCGGCTCTGATCACGGCCGTGTTCTCACTGATCACCCGGGAGGGATCATGAATGGTTTCATCGACCGCCTGCCCACGTGGGCCCGTGACCTCGCATTCGCCTTGATCGCGGCGAACTTGGCGTGGGCCGGGGACGACCTGGCGCCCGTCCTGCAGGAGCAGCCCGGGTGGGTGTCGACGCTGGCCGCACCGATCCTGCTGGTCCTCGTCGGGGCCGCGACCAAGTGGACGCGAGCGTACGGGCGCGGATCGTCCGAGCCGCGCGAAGTGAACCCACCAGTGCCGGCCGCCCGGGACCGCTGGTGACCGCCCTGGGCCCGTTCGTCGGGACGTGGCAGGACGCGGCAGGAAACCGGCTCGTCGCTGGCGATGGCGGTGTCGAGCTGGTGCTGGCCACCGTGCCCGATCCGACACCGGACCCGGACCCTGACCCGCCGCCGGTGACGTCGACGAGGCGGAGCGGCCTGACCTGGGACTCCGGAGTGTTCGCCAACGACGCCTCGATGCCGGCCCGGTTCGCCTCGATGCGCGGACGGCCCGTCGACCTGGCCGACGTCCACTGCGAGGCCTCCGACATCGGCAACCCCTACTGGCTCCGCTCCTACACGCCCGCCACCGTGGGGTCCCTCACGCTGTCCTGCCCGCTGACGGCGTCCACGCCGCCGTCAGCGTTCGAGGCGGCCGGGAAGGCGATGGCCGCACGCGGGTTCAAGGGGGCGCTAGCCAGGCTCCGGCCCGGGGTCGAGATGAACCTCGACAACCAGTCCCGAGCCACCGACAGCACGGTCGATGCGTGGATCAACCGGTTCCGGTCGGCGGCAAACGCATTCCGGAAGGGCGCCGGCGCGGGCTGCATCGTCGACCTGTGCGTGAACGAGGGCGTCGGGAGCCGGCTCATCTCACCGGCGAACCTCGAGCGCCTGGTCGACGTGCTGCTCCGCGACGGCTCAGCCGACGAGCTGGGCGTCGACCTCTACGACCAGTGGCCCCCGGCGTTGACGGTCGCGGCGTTCGCTGACCGGATCGCGCCGGGCCGGTTCGGGTCGCTCGGGTTCTGGGCCGACTTCGCCAGCGCCCGGGGTCGGCTGGTCGCGGTGCCCGAGTGGGGTGTTGCCCGCACGGACGGCGGACAGTGGGCCGGCCATGCCGGCGGGGACAACCCGGTGTTCGTGCAGGGCATGATCGGCTGGTTCCGTGCGAACGCCGCGCGCATGGGGTATGAGGCGTACTTCCCCGAGCCGGACAGCTACATCCGCAGCGACCTGACGACACAGATGCCGGCGAGCAGGGAGGCGTACGTCACGGCGTTGAGCTGAGCTCCTGGCGCGCGGGATCCTCTCGGGCCGCGCGCCGGGTGCGTCCGGGGCCTGGTGGCCCCTCGGGCGCTGGTGGCCCCCTATCCCTGGGTGAGGGATAGGGGGTCACTCGTCGTTTGCCGGTCGCCAGGCGTCCAGGCCGAGGGCTGCCGTAGTTCACGGACATGCTGGACAGGGATGCCCCACTGGCGCGCTAGCAAGCCGTCCGTCAGATGGGCATAAGCGGGGTGCGCTGCCGCCTCGGTCAACTCTTCCCTCGCCATGCTGGCAGCCATCGCCTTTCCTATGCCGCCAGGGAGGATCCCGTGCTGGCCGTGACCAGCGACGCATTCCGCCAGGACGGCCCGCCATCGTGTCGGATATTCGTCGACCTGGAAGCGCGCGACCCTGGCGTACCAGGGCTTGGGTCGATGCTCGGACATCCTGCGTTCGACGTTCGTTGTGACGCCCACATATAGGAGCTCGTCGGAACTGTCGTACAGGCGGTAGAGATACGTGGCCGTCCCGCGGCCGATCTGATCGCTCATGACATCCTCTCCGCAGAAACCCTGACGATGTAGTCGTTGACAGAGATCCAGGCCGCACTAGCTGCCGGTCGACTCGACAGACCGACTGGTCAGGCTCCTTTCGGTGACTGGGGTGGCCGCGAGAGCGCGGCGCACGAGCGTGGCGAGCACCTCGGATCGGTCTCCACCTAGCGTGCCGATGAGGGCCTCGACTTGGGCGACCTCCTCAGGCATGAGCTTGGTCTCGACGCGGACGCCCCGGGAGGGGCGCCCCCGGCCGCGGCGCGGCTCGGGGGCGATCGGCTCGGCGGTCATGCCCAGTTCACGACGATGTTGTCGTTGCGGATGTCGGCATCCGCCAGGCGCGCGCTGCCGTCGTCGAGCATCTCCAGGCACGACAGCCCGGTCATCCCGGGGCCGTCGAACGCCCCGCATCGACCGAAGCGGACGAGCATCCAGCGGAGGTAATCGACGTCTGTGAGGTCGCGGTCGCGCTTGACGGGGGGCTGCACGGTCGCGACCTCTCGGCCGCCGACCGACCAGGTGACGGCGCGGGCGTCGTTCATGGTCCAGCTGAGCTGTACGCCACCGGGCGCCGGGTCGTAGCCGTTGCCGCGGCGCGGGTAGGCACTGCGCGCCTCGGTGATGGCAGTGTGGATCATGTCGGCGGCGTCGTTGAGGTCGACGATGGTGTTCATGGCTACTCCCGGTGATCTTTCGCTCCGATTTCCTTACGGGAGTTAATCTAGCCGACCATGCTCGGCCAGCGCAATAACTCCCGCAAGAAAATCCGTGGAGCGGTCAACGGCAGTGCTCGGTGGCGAGCTTGACGACGGCTGCCACCGTGACCGCGTCCGGCGTCACCGTGTCGGTGGTGATCCGGGCGCTGGAGAGGCCCCCTATCCCTGGGCGAGGGATAGGGGGCCGCTCGTCGTCTTGCGGTCAGGCTGGCTCAGCGCAGTCCGATTCCGGACGGTCATCCGGTCGTGTCGCAGGCGATCCCGTCGCCGTCTCGGTCCAGGCCGGGCCGGTACCCGGGCTCGCCGCGGTGGATCGGGGCAGCACCGGCGGCGCGGACCTCGGAGCAGTTGGCGTAGGACGCGACCACCACGGGCTTGGTCGTGGTGGTCGGCTTCTTGCTGGATGCAGCGCTGGTCCTCTTCGTCGTCGAGGGCGTCTTGCTGCTGGTGGTCACCTTGGGTGGCGTAGCCACGACCTTGCGGGCGGTCGTCGTGCCGGCGGCCGCCGATGGGGGGCATGCTGCCTTCCGGATCAGCGCCAGGATCCCGGCCGCCGTCTTCGCGTCCGGGGTGATCCCGTCCCGCCCGAATCGGGCGGTCACCGAGCGCAGGACCGACGCCTCATCGTTGCTCTGCGCGAGGTCCAGGCATGTGTTGTCGGCGTCATTGGCGATCGGCTTGTCCTGGCGTCCGGCAGCCAACTGCGGGTATGCCTGCCGGAACGCCGTAGCGAACGCCTGCAGCTGGACATCCGTCGGGCGCTTCCCGCCCCACGCTGAGGACACCGACGGCGCGGGCGCGGCCGACGAGCTGGCAGTGGAGGACAGGGGGGCGGCAGGGACGGGGGCCGGTTCGGCGGAGCATCCGGCGAGCAGCAGCGCTCCGATGATCAGTGGGGGAGCGGCCCGTAAGATCGTCATGAGCGGACGGTAGCAAGACCGGGGATCACGTGTGGTGGACTCCGGATGTACGATCCGAGGGCGGCGCCGAGGTCAATTCAGCTGACCTCGGCGCCGCCCTCGCGGCGCGTCCGCGACGACGGAGCAGTGTCAGGACGCCTGGATACGTCCCGCGGCAACAATTACCGGACGGATCTCCCGGCGGGCGACCTGCGCGTACCCTGCGGTTGATGTTGGCGATGCGTGACCTAGGGCCTCCTGTGCGACCCGGAGCCCGCCGAGTCGGCACGTGACGGTGCCAAACCGGTGCCGTAGGGAGTGCAGCGGGTCCGGGATGTCGCAGGCCCGCAGGTGCCGGTTGGCGACCTTCGACAGGGCGTTCGGGCTGACCCTGCCGGACTTGCCGTCGCGGCGGCGGATCACCGGGCCGCGGCGGGTGGAGAGCCGGGCGAGGATGTGAACGAGGTCGGGTGACAGGTCGATGATCCTTTCTTTGGAGCCCTTGCCGACGACCCGGAGCCAGGGCTCCACTCCGGTGAGGGTGACGTCACGCCAGTCGAGGCCTGCGATCTCCGCGGCCCGCAGGCCGCCGAACCCGGCGAGGGCGATGACGGCGCGGAGCTGGTCGTCGGCGGCGTCCAGGGCTGCGGCGAACAGGTCCTCATCCATCGGCCGGGGCAGCAGCTTCGGGACGCGGGGGGTGGGCAGGCCTGCGGCCGGGTCGACCGGCAGGCACTCCTCCAGCACGGCCCACCGGAAAAAGCACTGCGCGTAGCTGGTGTCCTTGCGCAGTGTGGTGGGTGCGGTGGTCTCGGCGCGGGTTTCCTGCCAGGTGGTGAGGTCGCGGGGGGTGAGGGTGAGCAGGTCCCGGGACCCGCAGGCGATGGCCAGGCCGTGGAGGACGGATCGGGCGGTGCGGATGGTTTCGGGGGAGGCTCCGCAGGCGCGTAGATGTCGGGCGTATCTGGTGATGATGGGGGCAGACCCCATCGAAATGGTTGCCATTGGCGCACTCTGCGCCCTGGTCATGAGGGCGGCGCGCACCTGGGCACCAATCTCCACCAAACGTGGGGGGGTTCTCATGCTGCGCTCGCCCCTCCCGCTGCCCCCCGAGCGGGGGTGTGGGTCTGCAGGCGCCGCCACCGTCCGCTACGGTTCGCCAGTGCCGGAGTACATCTAAACTCCGACGCTACGTTTCCCCTGGTCAAGGCCGTTTCTTGGCCGAGTTCGATGGGTGTCGGCATGAGGTCTGTGGCCTCGATTCCGAGCAGTCTGCTGAGCGCATAAAGCTCGCTCACTTTCCATGCCGTTCGGCCACGTAGGCGCCGGGATACCGCGGCTGGATCTAGCCCGAGTGCCGACGCGACCGCAGCTTGCGTGGTCTTGGTTCTCCACATGTGCTGATGGACGCGCTCCCCGATCAGGGCGTCGATGGTTTCCACGTGCGCCAGCCTGCGCCAAGACATGACATCAGGTCAAGGGCTGTGGCACGGCGTGTCGCATCTTGACGCCACGTCACGAACGTGAGTACATTCCTTGGCATGACCTCAGCTCAAGAACGTGCGAGCCGAGACGAGTTCTTGACTCCCGTGCAGGCCAGACGTCGTCTTGGTATATCGCATCGCACCTTTCAGCGTTGGCGCGCAGCCGGATGGATCGTCCCTGCTCATGTGCTGCCGAACGGGCACGCCCGGTTCGCGCCCAGCTACATCGACAGCCTGAAGACGCAGCCGTCGGGCCGCCAGGGGAGATCGGCATGACCGGCCCCCGCCGACGCCCGGCGACCCAGCGACCCGAAGGCCTGCACACCGTCCTCCTGGACCTCCTTGCCGGGGTCTTCGCCGCCGCCGCGGTCTGGGCGGCAGTGTCCACGCTCGCCACCCTGCTCGGCATCGGAGGTGCCCAGTGACCCAGTCCTGGTTCGACGCCGGGCAGTCCCGCGAGTCCGGCGGCCGCACGTCCGAGCGCACCGACTATGCCGGGGCCGGTACGGCCACGACCCCGATGCAGGACTCCGGCGGACCGCCCGACCCCACCTGACCGGTGTGCCGGTGGCAGAGCGCACCGGGCCGCACCGATCCCTGCCACCGGCACGCCGCCCACGTGACCGGCACCACCCAGCTCACCGAGGAGCACGACATGGCCCATGTCGAAACCAACCACCTCGCCAGCGCGCCAGGCTCGCCCACCTGGGACGACCAGCGGATCCGCGTCCTGCGGGCCCGGCTCGGCCGCAGCCCGGCCCCCGCCGAGCAGCACCTGCTGGTCCGCCTCCACGCGACCCTGGCCGCCGCCCAGCGGCACCGGCCCGTCCGGCCGACTAGGCGGCGCGCCCCCTGATCGCGTGCCGGGCACCCGGCCCCCGACCGTCCCCCCGG